TAGGTCTGTATTCAACCTTTTCATTGAAATTATCCTCAATTAGAATCTTGAATGATTTACCTCTGATGTTTTGTTCAAATAAGGTAATGTTGTATTCAACAACATACTTTTTACCATAAAAGATACTATCTAATACAAAATTGTTGAATTCATTAATATTTCCGTTGTAAATACCAAATATCTCAAAATAATCTCCTCTTTTCGAATGTTCAATTTTTAACCCCAATTTTTCAAAATCTGGTTTTTGTGGAAGACTTGTTGTATATTTTGATGCTAAATTATAAGTTGTTACGTTTTTTATTGCTTTCTTACTTTTGATAAAATGGAAATCAATAAATATTGGAGATGTCACACTGAGTCCAAAACCATTAGTTAGATTAAAATTTATAGTATTAATCTTAGCGCCAGTGGATGTTCTCTGATTTGAAATGTAATCAACTGAAGGTATATCAACTTTGATATATTTTGTCCAAAGTTTTTCTTGAAATAAAAGTGATGGGTTGGATAGGTCAAGTAGTGATGATTGGTCTACATCTGTGATATCAAAATAAAAATTTGATAATTCATAAGTTTTTTTATTATTATAGTCTAGTGTAAATACCCTTATATAAAAACCAATGTATTCCTCAAAAGTGTAATTTACTGGTAAATGAACTTTGAGTGTGTCATGTCTAATTGGGAACCCCTCTGGGTAGTCCTTCAGTTGTAAAAATGAGTAATTTTTGGTATCAATTTTACCATATGTATTATTGACAATATCAATTCTGAATAATTGATTTGTTGTGGTATTACTTGTCTTTGGTGATGAAGTTGAACTTCCATCAATGAATGATAAGTTATTCTGATTATTCTGATTGTTTATTAATACCTTATAAGGATAACCAATATTATTGTTATCATCATATATATATTCTAAAAGTATATTGGTACTGAGCTTTACAAATTTTGATACCCTCACTTACTTGAAAGATTTTCATTTATATATTAAAAATGAAAGTCTTTAGGGTTTATTCTTCCAAATTATCTTGAATTTCCTCTCTGATTTGCTCATCTGTATAATTTGGATATCTTTCCTTTATTTTTTTATAAAGTGTTTCTTCCTCTTTCTGAATTAGAAGAATATCATCATTTAATAGATTTACTCTTTTTGATAAGTTTCTTTGTTCTTTTTCAATTGAATGTATTTCATCCATAATTAACTTAACAACCCTTTCAACTTCTTCCTTGGTTGGTTTATTTCTAAATTCATTATCTTCTATATGTTTCAGAGCTTTAACTTTCTCATCCAAAAACTTCAACAAATTTTTTATTTCAATGTGATAATTAGTAAGATCGGAATCTGTTTTGAGAAAGTTTTTTCTAATTCTTTTAGCACTTTCAATAAAATAAGGATCAATCATTTTGTTTAATAATTCTTTTTTTAGGAGTTGGTTTTGGTGTGGTTTCTAACGCTGTTTCTCTTTTTTGAACAGTCTTGTAAACCATACTGTTCAATTGGTCTTTTATTTTATTCTTGATAGTTTCTGGTTTCAAAAGTAATTCATTGGTAAATTCTTCAGCTAAGAAGTCAATTATTGATGTATTATAGGAATCTTCCATCATTTCAATAAAATCAAGCCTTGGTATTTTGTTATCAATATTAAAAGAAATCCTGAAATCAGTATTCCTTTTAGCATTTCTGAACATTTGTATTATTGGGTCAACTTGATTATTCATTATCGTGTCATTAATAATTGGTTTTGTTTCAAAAGATTGATTTGTAGTTCTAATATTTTCTTCTTGAAATGGTCTTGATATTATATCACTTTGGTCATCAGTGTCTTCAATAATATTCCTCAAACTTTCAAATTGTTTATTGGTAGAATCACTAGTGCCTCCATACATTGATTTCGCTTTGGCTATTAATTCTCTTTTTTCTTCTTCTGGATCATAGGGCATAACAGCTGGTTCATCAAAAAGTGGTCGCATAGGGTCACCATAATTTTTCAATACGGGTGGGTTTTTTGGATCAAATTTTTCTTGTTCATTTCTTATGTTTTCTGTAGGCAATTGTCGAATCTTTTCAGCAAAAGCATTTACTAAACCATCATTTCTGAAAAAATTTCTTGGGTCTATGAATTCATCATATAGATTGTTGTCAAGTAGTCTATTCAATTTTATTTTTGATTTGTTATCCAAAATAACAATATCTTCAAATTGATCTATTACTTCAACTATTCTACCTGTTGTTAAATCCGTGAATTTTTTGTGCTTGTACTGTTCCATAAAATTTATAATTAAAATAGGGGGGTCTAAAAACCCCCCTTTAAATTTTAAGCGAAGTCTGAGAAGAAATCATCTTCATCTGAGGAAGAAGAAGAAGTATCACCAGAACTTACTACACTATCAAACTCAAAATCATCACTACTTGGTTTTGACTCTTTACTTGAGTTGAATGATGCTGAAGCTTTTCCAGTTAGATAAGCTGTGATTTCATTAATCTTTCCTTGTTGTTCATCACTCAATTTCTTTGGTGAGAATTCTTCAAGTTCATGGTCTCTTTTCATCAAAAAGTCTTTTACCATTTGCTGAGCTCTTGAGTCAACTTTTCCATCAGCAACTGGAACATTTTTGAATTGTGATTTTTCTTCATTGAAAAGTGGCAAAGAGCTCATCTCAGGTTTAAACATAGAGTTTTTATAATCTGGATAGTTTTCATCACCAGTAGAAATTTCCTTAACCAACATCACAAAGTCTTTACCAGCTGCCAAGTCAAAAACATTACAAGGAATACCAGTAATTTCACCATTCCTTTCAGCTTGAATTTTATCCTTGATGGTCTTGCCATATTGGAAAATCATAATTTTTCCAACTAATTCAGGTTGTTGTTCATCTTCAATAACCAAAACATATGAATAATATTTTTTTGAGTATTTAAGAGCCTTAGACCTTTCAACTAAGATTGCATTTTTTGAATTCTGCATTGTGTAATAAAGGTCTGTTAGTGGACATTTCTCATTGAAATTCTTTGGTGAATCAAACCAACCTGATAATTCCTTTGCACTTTTGATATCCACATAATGTGTGATTTTCTCAATTGCTGATTGACCAACTTTACCTTCTTTTGTTAAGTTGGGTAGAAATCTGATTACAGACCTATATCCCTTCTTTTTGTCTTTAACTTTGGTTAAATCTACTCTGTAAATTCCATCTGAATTTACTGCCTTCTTGTCATTGAGGAAATCCATCTTACTGTCTAAATTGCCTCCAAATAAATCATCTAATTCCATAATTGCTTTTTATTTTGTTTTTATACCTCACACCTTGTGAGGTTACAAATTATATCAAATGGGATAAAAAAAGTTTACCAAACTTTCCTACTATTAATCCTACTTTTAGTGAGTGAATCCAGTAAATCAGACAAGAGGGATGTTAATCTTTTCACCATTTGGTTTTGAATAAACTATTTTATCAATGGTATTGATTTTCATTTTAAAGTTTAAATCCACATAGTTATTTCCATCACCTTTAGTTAGATATGCAACAGTAATATGTGGCTTATAGTCTGGATAAGTTGAAGTGTGTGGTAATGTTGAGGCTAACTTGTTCAATTCATTCAGTTTCTCAGATTTGATATTCATTTTAAGAACATCATAATCTTTATTATAGAAACAATCCATTCCATTTGCTTCTATATGGAAATCAGATTTCTTAATGTCAGAGAACATTGCAATAACTTGTTCATCATCTACTTCTTTGTGAATACCATAAAGAATAGTAATGTGTGGTTCAGTTTCAACACCATATCTCTCATTATCTGGTTCAAACAAAAGATTTTTATCAATACCACTAGTGAACTTATCCCAATTTGGAAAAGTAACATATAACATCAGACATCCATATTCATACATAGTTCCAGATTTATCCTCTAAAATTTGCATGAACTCTGAATATCTTTTCAATCGTATCATTACTTGGACTTAGTTCGCACTGGTTGAACTGGATCATTATGTTTCCAATAATGTTCTATTGATTCTATACCTGTGTCTATTGGATTTGAAATATATTGAATGTTAGCGCCTTGTTTGTTCATATCTGAAATCCTATCACCAATATCTGTACCTTTGGTAATTTTCCTAAGTCTTTTCAGTTGATTTACAGTTGATTGACGAGGTAGGTTCTCATTCAATTGGTCAAATTCTAATAAATATTTCATTATCTTCTAACTTTAACAGAAACCCTTGATTCTTTTATTGGTTGTGGGACTTCTTGTTTTTTACTATTTGGTACTTGTACTGTTACCTTTTTACTCATTCTAACTTTGAAATCATCTTCCCAAGGTGTGAAAACTGTATTTTCTGCTATTACTTCTAATTTTATTTTACCAACTTGGCCTTCTTCAAAAATATTTAATTTCTTCAAGGGAATAGTGCATTTTCCATTTCTATCAATTTCACCCTCAAACATAATTGTCCAATCATCAGATTCTAAAATTAATCTCGCTACTGTTTCATTAAGCTTTGCACCTTCAACACTAACATCACATGAAAAGTTCTCTGATTTATCTTTATAGACAGAATAGTAATTATCTACATTTTCCTTAACTTTTGTGAAGTTGTTTTTATTATCATATGAACCCAAAGAATCTTCAACATCCAATTCTTCTGGTTCGTCCTCATCAATTATGAAACTTTCTGGGTTCACTGGCGGGTCAAAAGAAGGTTCTGGTTTTACTTCCTTTTCCTTCTTCTCAATTTCTTTAGTTGTATCAAGGGAATAATCTTCTTTTTCCACTGTATCTTCATTCAAAAAGAAATCACCAAAGTCTTCTTTTTTGAATTCTGATAACTTTGAAGTAAGATTTTCTTCAAAAAATTTTGAAAAATTTACTATATCTTTGTTTTCCATAACGTTATATATTATTTTAAAAATCTATTTTTACACCAACTTTTATTGACTCAGCAAAAGTTTTCTCTATATGTTCTGCAGTAACTCTAATTTTTGGATTTGGGTCAATAATATCTTCATACTCAAGCCCATTGACTCTACAAACAATTCTAATAAACTTATTGGTTTTTTCCTCACCTAATTCACGCCTTGTTCGATCCCATGGATTTCCCTTAACATATGAACCAAGTCCACCTCCTTTTCTAATTACACCACCAACCTCAATTAGTATATGTACATCTTCCCAGACTTGATTCAATTGGTCCCAAGTAGTATTTACATTTTCCCATTCAAGAAAAACTTTAGTAGACATCTAATATATATTATTAGTTGAGTTATACACAAATGCCATAGAAAGTTACAAAATGTAAATGTCAAATACCTATTCCTTTTTTGGAGTCACTGTTAGTAGTTCTTTTCAATACTTAGTACAAGTCAGAGACTCTGTTTATTATGATGGTATTGGTAATGAATTATTCACTATTGTTGGCTCTGTTTCAAGGGGACCACAAGGTTTCCAAGGTTTTACTGGTCCACAAGGGTTAGATGGATTAGCTGGTACAATTGGCACTACTGGACTTCAAGGCGATACTGGTCCTCAGGGAAATACTGGACTTCAAGGTATATCAGGACCACAAGGTTATCAAGGTATACAAGGACCAGGTGGTGTAGTTTCTGTACTTAATGATTCATTTGGACCAACGACCTCTTATACTATTACCCATAACTTTGGATTTTATCCAGTTGTTCAAATAATAGATGATAGTTTTCAACAAATTATACCACAATCAATAACACATAACAGTTTGAATGATTACACAGTTGTGTTCAAAACAACTACAACTGGTACGATAATCACTGGTGTTGGTGGAGGTGGTAAAACTGGATTTCAAGGTAATACAGGATTCCAAGGAATAACGGGATTTCAAGGTATTACTGGCTTTCAAGGAGAAACTGGTCCTCAGGGAAATCAAGGTTTTACTGGTCCACAAGGTCCAGCTGGTAGTGTTACTGGTCCACAGGGCAACACTGGTGCACAGGGAGATACTGGTCCACAAGGTTTCCAAGGAGCTACTGGATCATCATTAATTTACGTTGGTCCATGGAGTTCTGGTAATAATTATTATCCAAATGATTATGTAGATTATTTGGGTATTTTATATGTCAATTATTCTTTTCAATCCACTGGGGCATTACCACCAGACCAAGTGACTGGCGCTTGGTTACAACTAACAATTATTGGTACTACTGGTCTACAAGGTGAGACTGGTCCTCAAGGATATCAAGGTGAGACTGGTCCTCAAGGATATCAAGGTGAGACTGGTCCTCAAGGGAATCAGGGTTGGCAGGGTTTCACTGGTCCCCAAGGATATCAAGGTTTACAAGGAACTGCTGGCCAATCATCCCACTATTTTGGGTATTATGCAACCCAATCATTAAGTGGTAACCCTGGTCCTTCATTTTTACTTTGGAATAATTCCACTCAGATTGGAGCTACTCAAATTAACATTTCACATTTAGATGCTACCAATACAGATGTAGATGTCTTTTTGTCACAAATAAAACCCTTAGACACCTTAATTGTACAAGACCAAGTTAATTCGGAAAATTATCAAAAATTTACTGTAAATGACCAAATCACTTTAATTACAAACTCATATAGTATTGTACCAGTTTTATTTGTAACTTCAAGTGGTATAGGTACAACTAATTTCAGTAGTGGTCAACATTTATCATTATTCATTTTTTCTTCTGGATTAGCTGGTCCACAAGGTATCACTGGCCTTCAAGGAGAAACTGGTCCTCAAGGAGAAACTGGTCCTCAAGGAGAAACTGGTCCTCAAGGTTTCCAGGGTCCCCAAGGACATACTGGTGTCCAAGGTGATACAGGTCCTCAAGGTTTCCAAGGACTTCAAGGACCCCAAGGACACACTGGTATACAAGGATTTACTGGTCCTCAAGGTTTCCAAGGACTTCAAGGACCCCAAGGACACACTGGTATACAAGGATTTACTGGTCCTCAAGGTTTTCAAGGAGAAACAGGTCCACAAGGTTATCAAGGTGTAACTGGTCCACAAGGAACAAAGGGACAATCATCAACTTTTTTTAACTATATAGGAAAAACAAGTTCTACATCTGGTGATCCACTACCATCTTACATAATATGGAATAATCTAACTCAAATTGATTCAACTCAAATAAATGTTAGTCACATAGATGAATTAGGTGATGCCATAGATATGTTCCTTGCTTTAATAACCACTGGAGATAAGTTGACAATTCAAGATAGGGATGATTCTACTTCCTATCAACAATGGTTAGTTTCTGGGCCCATAAACACAATACCAAATGACTATATTGAAATACCAGTAAGTCTTATAACTGCAACTGGCACTGGATATACTAATTTTCCAGATGGTGATGAAATAATCTTAGTTACAACACCAGTTGGTGTAGTTGGTCCACAGGGAGAAACTGGTCCACAGGGAGAAACTGGTCCACAGGGTTTTCAAGGTGAGACTGGACCACAAGGTCCAAGTGTAAATCCAACCATATCAATAACCTTTTCTTCAATAGACACTATTGTAATTACACACAGTAGTGGTCAATATCCATTTGTGCAAATTATAGATGAAATTGGTAACATATTTGTACCAGATTCACTTGTACATTCATCAACTCAATCATTTGAATTGATATTTGCTACTTACACCACAGGTACCATAATATATGGTGGTGGTGCTGGGCCACAAGGTCCAATTGGAACACCTGGCCCAGCTGGTGGTCCACAAGGTCCAACTGGTATAGGAGGAATTCAAGGTGTTACTGGTATTCAAGGATTTACTGGTCCTCAGGGTCAGACTGGTCCTCAGGGTGAATCTGGGCCACAAGGTGTTACTGGTATTCAAGGACCAACTGGTCCTCAAGGACAGACTGGAAATCAAGGTCAGACTGGTCCTCAGGGTGAATCTGGGCCACAAGGTGTTACTGGTATTCAAGGATTTACGGGTCCTCAAGGTCAGACTGGAAATCAAGGTGTCTCAGGACCCCAAGGTATCCAAGGCCCAACTGGACCATCCATTTCAGTTGACCAAATAATTGCATATTCATTGATTTTTGGTTGAATGAATAAAAAAATTAATATATAAAATATGAAAAAGTACATTAGCCCAAGTTATACCTTTACCCCTGGTGGTGGTGGTGTTGGAACTGTTAGGACTGGTATTAAAAACTTTGATATAAAATTTCTAATTGTAATATTGAATATTACAAGAGAAGAAATCATATATGCTCCTGGTCTATCTGGAAGAGGATATACATCTATATCAAACGATATAATAACTTTAGAGTATGATACTTCTGGACACAGTGCAACTGATATCTTACAATTTCTGTATGAATCTACTGATGATTACCCATCAATAGTTGATTCAAGTAGAAATAATGATCTTCTGGCGCAGTTACAGAGACTCACCAAAATAACAGAATCACTACAAGTTGTTGATTCCGCACAGAGACAACGGGTTGCAATTGACTCAATCGCTGGATCCTTAACACTATCTACATTGACTTCAGTTGGTACAGTAACTACAGTAACTACAGTAACTACTGTCAATACAGTAACCAGTGTGACTAACATCGCATCAAATGCTGGTATGGATCGTGAACAATATATAAATATTGCTAAACAAACTTATGCAAATTCCATAAGATCTAGACTGACAATACAATAAAAATTAGAATATGTTTTAAATGCCAGCTTTAACCTCTAATACTCTGACTAGACAAGTTGATTTACCAACCTGGGAATGGACCCGTTTTGCACCTGCAGTCAGTACAGCTTTATCATCTACTTGTGCTGCTGATAATGGTAACTTTTACCAAGAAGAGCACGGTAGATATATTTATTACTACATATCAATTACACAATTTTTCCGTTATGATACTTGGACTGATATGTATCAACAGTTATCTTCACCAACTTTGGGTAGTACATTTACTTCAATGAAATACAATAGTAGTCTTGGTATTGAGGATAAAGTAATAGCAACATCTTCTAATACAATAACTGTAGCAGCGGTGACCCAACAATCTTTAGTTGGATATGATGTCGTTATTGTGTCTGGAACTGGTGCTGGTCAAAGAAGAATAATAACAGCTGCAGCAGAACCAGTAATAGCTGACTCAGGCATAGTCACTGCAATTTCTAATACAATTGGCACAATATCAATAACTGATTCAACTAAAGCTTGGGCAGTTAACCAGTGGGCTGGTTACACACTAAGAATAACAGGTAATACAGGTGTTTCACAAGTTAGGCGTATACTTTCAAACTCAGCGACTGTAATAGTTCTTGGTGATACATTACAAATGAATAAACCATTTAACAGTCCAGTAGTTTTTTCACCAGCGATCAACGCCACTGCTGGTTCTCAAGCTAATTACGCAATTGAGTCCCAAGTCATAACAGTTGATTCAAACTGGACTACTGTGCCTGACTCTACTTCAGTATACCGTATACAATCAGGACTGATTTATGTTGTTTCAAATAACCCTAGTACCACTCCATTTATTACATTACAAGCTTATGATGTTCTAACTGATACTTGGTATGTCTTACCTTGTAACCAACAAGTTTTCTCAGCTTCAGGAACTGATATTTCTATTGAAAGAACCTCAGAATCTGCATCTATATGGTTCAGAGGAAAAGCTACAGGTGGTTCATCAACAACATTGATTGATTCTGGTCTTGGTGTTGATAGGGCTGCTTGGACAACTAACCAGTGGGAAAATTATTGGGTTTACATTTTTTCTGGTACTGGAGCTGGTCAGATAAGACAAATAACGAGTAATACAACTACTACTCTTACTTGGGCATCATCAGGTACCGCTCCTGACTCAACAAGTAGGTATCTAATTCTTGGGTTTGATGCTGGAATAGCAACTGCGGGTGCTAGTACCACAATCACTGATTCGACAAAATCTTGGTCTGCTAATAGATGGACTAATTATGCTGTGAGGATATTAGATGGTACTGGCGCTGGACAAATAAGACCAATTGCAAGTAACACCTCTACAGTAATCACTATAGTAGGATCTTGGACTACCAATCCAGATAGTACTTCTGTGTATGCAATACAAGGGGACCCTGATAAACATTACATACAACTTGGTGGTATAGCAGCTTTAGGCATTCACAATTCAGATTCAATGGTTACATCTTTTGGTAGACAACAAGATTTTGGTATAGCTAGGTCAGCTTCTGCTACAGTCGCTGGTCATCAACCCATCGCTGTCACATCTGTTTCTAATGTGACTACAACTGCAACTGTTACAACTGTGCACAACCACCAATTTAAAGTTGGTAATTTAGTTACTGTTAGAGGTGCTCAAGATGCAAATTATAATGTGACAAATGTAACAATAGCCACTGTTCCTTCAGCAACTACATTTACATATACAATGGCTGGTACACCAGTTACAAATACTATACCATCTTCACAATCCACAACAGTATTACAAGATGTGACTAAAAACTGGACTACAAATCAATGGGCTGGATTTATGTTATATATGTACACAGGTGCTGTGTCAGCAACAACTGGTAGCGTAGGTGGTCAAGTAGCTAGAATTGCAAGTAATACATCAACCACACTAACTTTGGTTGTTGCTGGTACTGCACCAACAAATGGAGTTTCTAGGTATAGTATTTGCACATCAACTGCAATTGGTGCTGCTGACTTTGGACTTGCCACTGGTGGTTCAACCACAACAGTTGTTGATAGTGGTAAGAGCTGGGTAGTCAATATTTGGGCTGGTAAACGTTGTAGGATATTGACTACTACTGGTGTAGTTCAAGAAGTTACAATATCAAGTAACACCAGTACTACATTAACAGTTAGTACTATGGGTGGTACACCAATTAATGGACAGACTGGATATGCAATATTAGAACAGACAGTTAAAGGTTTGGGTCTGAATACCAACTGGGCCTTTGGTACAAGTGATGCTAACTATAGAGGTAGATATATGTTTATGGTTAGAGGTGGTGGTGTAGCTGGATTTGACCGTTTTGATATTACCACTGATAGGTTTAATTTGATTTTTACGACACCAGTAACAGAAACCCTCACTACAGGAACAAATACTGCTTATAATGGGCAAGATTTATTGTTCTTTCATAAAGATGCTACTCAGAGAATAATGTCCTTGAATGTCGTGACTGGTAAAATAAATGGTGGAAGTATGTACCCATACGCTGCTCCAACTGCAATTGTAGGTAATAGAATGGAAATCTTTACAACTAAAGATGGTTTGAAATATATGTGGATCAATAGGGCATCAAATTTTGAATGTTTCAGATGTTTGATATTCTGGTAATAAAAATAATAATATAATATGAATTTAGAAAGTCTGATTGAGATATTGAATAATAAAATTAATTATTTGAATAACTTGCGCATTACTCTGGTAAACATTGGTGATATTGCGGAAATATCCAGAATAGATTTAGAGATAGAAGACATCAGAGCTATTCTGGCAAAGTTACAGAGTTGATTTTAGCTCAGTATTTTATTTATCTTTTCTTCCCTGTAATAATTCTTGAACATCTTTTTTGATTCACTAATTGGAACCAAATCGCCCACATTGAAATAATTTTGATTAAAGCATTCTGTAAGCCAAACACATTCAGCAATTCCATTGGTTATTGAAATAACCTTCATCTTATTCCCACCTGTATTTTTTATAACTGAGTCACCTACCTTAATCATCACTTAATATATCATTTATCAACTCATCTCTCATCTTTTGAAGGGGGACAAAGTAGTTTTTATTTACTTTTGTGATTCTTTTACCACCATCAAATATTTCTTCATTATCTTCTACAAACAAATCTTCATTTTCAACTTTGAGAACTTTATAACTTGAACTCAGAGATAAAGCTCTTGGATGTCCGTTCTTCTTTTTTCTAACACACTTTACTATATCACCAACTTGAAACTGAAAACCTCTGTCCTTAACCCAAGTTTTTGACTTCATTTAAAAGAACTTCTTTTTTGCTCTATTTTCTGCTTTTGATGGTTATAATTTCTATCTAATTTATTTTGTTCCTCATTACACATTCTATCCCACTCTTCAAAAGTGACCTTCCTCACAGATAGTCTGTATTCTTTTATCCAATAAAAAGGACTTCTATTAGCATCTTTCAAAGCACTATTAAATCTTCTGACCATTCTCTCTCCAGAAGATTTTTGTTTGTATATTTTTGCAATTGATAAACTTGAACCTATATTGTACCTATATGAAGAACTTGTCTTGACAAGATAATATTCTGGTGTTTCAGATTTTTCTTCCCCAAGTAAGTCTGCTATTAATTCATCCCTATGAACATCCAAACCTTTTTTTGCTACAACTACCCACATATCAATAATTCATTATTAAAAGCTCTGTTGCTTTTGACTGCTCCTTCCCAGCAACAGCCATTGCTGCTTTAGCAAATTGTTTATAAATCCATTTATATTCATCATATGGAAACCATTCTGAAAGATTATCAAAATAATAATAACTCAATGAGAACTTACCCTGCATAGATTTCAAACTATTAGCCAATCTTTCATGTGTCTGTAATCCAAACTCATGGTTTGCATAATAATTCTCAGTTTTATAATAAGGTGGATCACAATAGAAATAAGTAGTTGGACTATCATACTTTTCAATAACATCACTAAAGTCCATATTCTCAGTAACTGTTATTTTATCAAAATAAGACTGCCACTTTGGACTCTGTAGCTTCTTCTTGAAGGAATCAAACTTAGAAGTGTATTTACCCTTTAAATCAATAAACTTACCTCTCTCTGGATTTGTACCAGACCAAACTTGTGTTAACAGGTAAAGATATTTTGCAGCTGTGTGATAATCTGGTTTAGATAAATCTACTACAAATTCTCTATCAAATAATTCCTTTTGAAATTTATTGAACATTTCTTTATTTTGAGAATCATATGTTTTAATAACTTCGTAGAACTCTTTATAGTTTCTCACACAATTAAATACATTAACATTCAATGGGTTAAAATCATTGTAAACAACTGTTTTTAAGTTTTTATACTTTGGTAAGTCTAAACAGAAGAATGTCCAATACATTCCACCAAAACACTCAACATATGTTTCTATATCTTCTTGGATATAATTTCTTATCCATTTACCAATTCTTGATTTTCCCCCTATGTAACTTACTGGCATTACTTTGCTTTTTCTTTTAGTTCTGTAATTCTGTCTCTCAACTGAGAAGCAATTTCATATTCTTCATTTTCAATTGCTTTATTTAACATCTTTTCAAGATTTTCAATACTGATAACTGAGGAATAATCACGTTTTTTATGGTTTTCCTCATACTGTTCTTCAGTCATGCCACCATCATCATCCATAAGAATTCCAGTAGCATCAAGAACTTCTTTTGAACACATAATTGGGCACTTATAGGAAACCGCCAGACAAAGAGCGTCTCCAATAGAAGAATCAAGTTCAAATTCCTCAACCATATTGTGGAAAATTAACTTCACATAAAATACACCTTCAAGGATATTTGTAATTTGGATTTGATAAAGGTCAGCGCCCAACTTATCAGTCATAGTTTTGAATAAATCAAACGTAAGTGGTCTTTTAACCTTAACATCCTCAAGTTTAAGGGCTATATGCTGAGCACAATCCTGATTGATAATGATAGGAAGTTTTTTCTTTCCTCTTTTTTCTGATAGGACAAGAACATATGATCCCAAATGAGTTTGACTATAAGAAAGACCAATAATTTTTAGTTCTTTAAGTTTCATTGAATTTCTATTTTAAAAATGTTAAAAGTTTTTATTAATCTTGAAGTAATAAATCAGCAGCAGAACTTGCTGCATAAGATTTTGGTTTTGCCCAAACTCTGTATCCCAAACCTCTCAGCCAAGGTACAAAACTTTTGTAAGATAAGTTAGATTTATTTACAGAATATCCTCTTGAATCAGACTTTCCTTCAAATGGGTTGAAATCAATATGAATATCAACTAACTTAAATTCTTGTGATAATTCATGGTCTGTCATAGTTATATTCTTAGTGAATTCATACTCATTCATCAGTGGTAGATGATTGTAATCACCATTGCACTTATTCAGATGAAATTTATACTTTTTTCTTTCAATTGGTGTGAGGTCTTTTCTTGTGTAAAAAGTCTCCAATTCAGATTGCAAGAAGTCTGTAACTTCTTGGATAAACTCTACTTCTTTTTGAAGTCTTTCAAAGTTATCTCTGATTTTAAGTATGTTTTGTCTGAAGAAAACCAAGTGCGCACCATTTCTGAAATCCTCATTGTATAACATTATTGTTACTGCATAAAGTGTTTTTCTTCTTCTTTGAACAGAGTCACATCCAACACTTATTGTCACATTTGGATTTCTATGAATGTATTCACGTAGATATTCTATAATATCAGGTATAAACTCACCCCCAAATTTTTTGAATCTTTCTCTAAGCTGTTTCATCTATTTCTATTAATAATATTGATTCTTTGATAACATCAGGTGGTATTACTACAAAACCATTAATTGTATCCATTTCATAACCAGATATATAAAAAGCTCTTGAAAGTTCAATTATCTTTTCATATTCTTCTTCATTCACATCAATTGGTCTTGACTTGAATTCACCAAATTTGTTTATAATAACTATATAAATTTTCATAATTCTTCAAGAGGTAAAAGTCCTCATTTGGAGGACTTTTTGGTTTCAGATTTGTCAGAAGGTTTGTTAATCCTTTTGATGTTTATAAGAACATCACGGAAACTCTGCATAAACTTCTTCACTTTTGCGTCTGACACATCTGGTACATTGTCCAAGATATGTAGGAGATAAGCTGTCAGTTCATCTTCACCTACACGGTTCAAAAACTTTGTAACATTAGCCAGTTGCTTATCAGACATCTTCTTAATATCATGTTCTTTAAGGGAGTTAATAAGTTCAGAGTTCTTATCACGGTTGTACTTGTCAAGTTCCTTCTCAACCTTGTCATACCTATCAATAATATCCTGAATGGTGATGTTAATCATTTCTTGACAGTATTGTAGGAACCTCTGAGCTGAGTTACCAATGTAACCATGTGCAACTTCTTGTAGGTAAGGTAGGAATTCCCTTGGTGATGCATCTTTACCAAAGTTCTGTGTGATAAAGTCACTCAAAAATGTCCAAGAACGAGGGGTGGCATAAGCTTTAGTATTCTCAGTTGGGTTCTGATAGAGCTTCTCAGGATAAGCTTTGATATAGGAAAGAATAACACTGTGGATATTGTCTTTAGCGAAATTATCTACCCATTCATCAGCACCCAAGGTGTGTGAGAAGTGAATCAAACGATTGTTCAAAGCGTTGTCAAACTCTTCTACATCAGTTCCATCTTCATCACCAAGATTACCAGAGGACATCATAAGTACAGTGTTGTTGAATTTGAAATCACCAATCTGGCGTTCAAGGAGGATTTGGAGAGCTGCATTCCTAACAAATTGAGGGGCTCTGTTCAACTCTTCAAAGTGAATGATAGTTGGTTGTTGGTTAGCTTCATAAGCCCACTCTGGAACTGCTGTTCCACTTACTTTAATGTCTTTTCCATCAAAGTTACCATCACGGAGATAAGGGAATTTGAAATCACTTTCATCATTCATTGATAGTCGCATGTCCATATAACGGAAACCCATCTTCTCAGCTATACTCCTTGCAATTGCTGACTTGGCAATACCTGGTTTGGAAGTGATATAAAGTACACCAGATTTTGGCCACATGGTCATGAAATATTTCTTCTCACGAGCTGAAAGGGTCGATAGTTTGTCTCTCAAGTCTTGAGAAAGAGGAGAAACTTTAGTTGATGGGGTTTGTGTATTTACAAAGTTTGTCATAGTCTTTATTGATTTTGTTTTACAAAGGTAATACAAATCTTATCACTTGTCAAGTTTTTTTTTAAAATTTATAAAGAAAAACTTTCACCACATCCACAAACCCTCTGAGCATTTGGATTTTTGAACTCAAATCCTTTGCCATTCAACCCATCTGTATAATCAAGTTCAGTACCAATTAAATACAATAAACTTTTTTTATCACACACTATCTTTATCCCTTTATCTTCAAATTCCTTGTCACCAGTTTTTAATATTGAATCAAAGTTCAATTCATACATAAGTCCAGAACAACCACCACCTTTAACTCCAACTCTTATGAAGTTTTCATTTGGGTTGAGTGATTTTTCAAGAAAAAAAACCAACGCTTTTTCTTTGGCTCTGTCAGTTAATGTAATCATAGTTAAAATAAATCTCCTCTATAAAGGTCATCACCACCATAATAATCTTCATCCTCATCATCACCAAAATCATCTTCATCATATGGTTCAAAATCTGGATAATCAATCACATCATGATTACTGAAAAAGTTAATTAGTTCTTTTGTTTGTTTTTCAGACAACCCAACATCTTTTAATTTCATAACATCTGGTTCAACCATTTCATAAACAATAAGACCCTCATCCTCAAGATCTTCAAGATGGTTCAATACGACATCTCTGTTGTAACATTCATCTAAGCTGTAATATTTACTTAACATTTTATATTTCTTTAAATTTTTTATTCACTAATACATCAGACAAAATTGGTAGTCTCTGTTCATCTTGCCACTTGGATGTGATTAAAAATTGATTATCTACTAAAGATATAGTAATATAATCACTGTCACCACATCTAAAAGTAGCTGTGGTATCATTTATTTTAATAGGTTCAATTTGTTTATAAAAATCCAAATCAAAATTTTTAATACCCTTAACAAATTCAAAAGTTTCACCTTCTTTAAAGTACTCTTTCTTTAATTTCTGAATGAAAGGTTCAGATAATTTTAAGAGTTCATTCTTTCTTACTCCATGAACATCTTTTGGGTCAAACCCCAAAGTTATATGAAAGTCTTTTGGTTCTAAATCATACTTTATTCTTACTTCATTGAGTATCTCAGACTTGACAACTACAAAATAAGAACAATTCTCATTTTTCTGAGTTTTCCCCAATCCCATTAATTTGACATCATCAATATCAACTCTCATAATTGAGTCTATTGAATTAATGAATTTATCAATACCCTTTTCTTTTGATAAAAGATTATATTCACCAACATTCAAAACAGTAATGTGAAATCCACCACCATCTCTTTTTACTTGATTATCTCTGAATTTATCAAACTGATCACCAAGAATTTCTTTAAGTTGATTTAAAAAAGGGGTCACTTGAGTTTCTTGTATTTTAATTCCAATATAGTTGGAACCAAGTGTATCCTTCAAATAAGTTAAAAAATGTTTCATGGAAATTATATATTATTATTTATAATTAAATATATAACAATTATGAGATGGTTAAAACTATATGAAGAATTTGAAAATTCCAAAGTAACAGTACAAAATATAATTGATTGTATTAACAATGGGGGTAAAATTTTTGCAACCATTATTAAAGACTATCCAAATAACAATCCAAATGATCCTCTGATTCCAGTATCCATTGATGATAAAACAGTTACAGTAGAGATTGATGGTAAACATTATGATATTGATATCAATAATATAAACAGAGTAATAATAGATTAGTATGAAGTATATTAAAACCTTTGAAACTTATAAAGTTCCTGTAACCAGTCAAGAGTCAAAAAAGTTATTACCACAAAATCTGAATATTGTTACTTCTAATGGTGAATTTACTTTGAATCTAACAGATTACCTTGTTAATTTACCCAAAATTTATACAGCCTACCACCAATCAACACCAGAAAAATCAGGTGATGTACTTTCTGATGGTGAACCAGATTATTTATGCATTGACCTAAACTTAATGAAGGTTGATAATCAACTAGAAATTAATGTTGAACTTAGCTATGGTGATGCTATGATGTTTGAATTCAAAGTTAAAAAAAGTAATGTGGATGTTTTCCACTATAATGGTTTTTCTTCTAAATTCGATCCTGACTATAAATTTTCATTCAAAGAAGAATCAATACAAAAATTAATTGAATTTTTCAATAGGTTTGAATTTGGATTAAAAAGAGATCAATTCAATTTCCTTGATTCTGATGAGCTTTCCTATGATACCAAAAAAAATGGGGGTCAGTAACCCCCAAATTTTTAATCCTCCACACTAACCTGAATTTGCTTTACCTTACCATTTGATTTGCTGATAGGTACTTTTACACCAATTGAAATCAAAAGTACATTTCCTTGAAGTTTTGATAAGTCAAGATTATCACAATATCCATCAGTAATAATAAGTGTATTGTACTGATTAAAATGTTTTTCTACATAGTTTACAGCTGGCATTAGCATTGTGCCACCTAAACCAGCAATCTTGATTGTTTCAAGTTTCTTTTTGGATTTGATATTTTCAATCCACTTTACTTCTGTATCAGCTTCAATCAAGTTGACTTCAATATCATTTCTATAGATATAGGAAAGAACTCTTTCAAAAGTGCCACCCATTGAGCCTGATGTATCAAGGATACAGTTGATTTTATTTTTAATCTTCTTATTTCCCTTGAGACCAGTGATTCCTCTCCTATTTGGACGTGTAATGGTTTTAGTTTTTGTGGTTCCAAACATTACATTTGACACAGTGCGTTTGATGTGTTTTAGGTAATCCTTTCTTTGTTTCCTTAGTTTACCCAAAGTCTGTTCAATATTACCACCTTGTAATCCACGAGCTTGAAGTCTCTCCATAGCATCTTTGATTACTGATTCACGCATTTCCTCAGGTATTTCATCACCAAGGTGGTGGTCTAAGTATTGACCTTGATTGTTATCAAGATTATCAAGGATTTGGTCTAGTGACCAAGTGTCAATAGTGTCTTTTTCATTTCTTGGGTTTTTACCATAAGGACCATAAGAATCATTACCAGAGGAATCTTTACCTGGTTGGTTACCACTTCCACCACAATCATCGCAAGGTTCATTTCCTTGACCATTCTGGTCTTGACTATCACCTTGACCATCTTGTTTCTGACCACTACCTTGACAAGTCTGGCATTGGCCATCCTTCTTTTGTTGTTTATCACGTTTTTCTTTTTCATCACGCAACCACTCATAGATTTCCTCAAATATAAGTTTGCCAGTGTATTCTTTAGGTACAAAAAGTGCCATATTCTTACCATCCTTATCTTTGGGAATTTCAACAAAAGAGTGTGGAATATCTTCCCAAATAATGTGATTTATAATCATATCTTGAGCCACATTGGCAAGTTTTGGGTCATATTGACCAGTGATTGTACGTTTTGGGTGGTTCCAAAGTAAGTGGAAATCTTCATGTAGTGTGATGAAGTTCACTTCTTTTTGAGTTAGATTTTGTAGAAATTCTGTATTGTAATAGAAATTCATACCCTTAGCTGTCATATTAACAGCACAAGTTGGCATATCTTTTCTTTCGTGGAAAGAAACAAAAAGATTGAAATTTCCATAATAAGGAAGATTTACTTTAGTGTCAATCAACATAGTTTGGATTGACTCCATCAGTTTTTCGTGAATGTTTTTTATTTGCATATATTCTATTCTGATTTAGAATACAAATATAAGCGAAAAAATTGACTCACAAAAAAAAAATTATAGAAAAGGTGTATAATTTATTTCAATGTGTTCTTCTTTGAAGAGGCACCAGTTAACATTTTCAAGTGCTAACATTTCAGATTCTATTTTGAATTTATCAGAGACCTTCAAATCTGTATTGTGGTAATATTTTATCAATCTATCAGATGCATCAGTTAAAAAATTTTCATTAATTGAGTGAACATGAATTTGCTTCATGATAACATTTATTTTATACTTATCAAGGATGGTAAGTATTGCATCTTGGGTATCAAATTCCTTATCCGAAACTTCATCATTCATATCTTCATTAATTACATCAACAATAGCTTCAAGATTGAAGATATAATCCTCACTAAGCCTTTTTTCTTTGATTATATTGATTATATCAAGTGAAATAGTTTCAAAGGTAGATGTTCTATCTAACCAGAGTGCGTTTTCATCGAGTGGGTTTGTGGAATATGACCATTTAATATTATCTAGTAAAAGTTCTGGTTGATTAATAATGACCTTAGCTTCCAATCTTTTATATTCTTTAGTCTCAAATATAAATCCAATAGTATTTGCTGATATTTCAAAATAACCAGTCTTGTAATACTTTTCTTTGATGTAAACATTCTCAAAAAATGCTTTCAATTCATGATCTATTTTATTAATTCTTGACTTAACCTCTGGATTAATCATCTTATTAGTCTTATTTTTATCTTTTATATATTTATATATTAAACCCACTAATAAAAAAAATCAACCAGTTGGTTGATTTCTTTTTTGTTTTCTGAGGGTTCCTTCTTGTTGTTTTAAAAGTTTATCCAAATCATTGTGGATTGAATCCCTCTTTTCAGTCTGTCCAATGAGCATCCTTCTTTCATTCTCAACATCAAAAAGGTCTATTAATGTAAAAGCTGATTTCTGTCCAAATCTTATCTCATACAAACAACTTTTAAATTCATCAACATCCATTATTGTCATTTGACAATCTAATTCATTGATTGGTGATAGAATAATAAGTAAGTTATCCTTTTCAATTTGCCTTATCTTGTTGACCATTGAACAAGAAATTACACTATCAGAGTCTTTCAAAAGTAATTTCCAAAGTTTGGTGGACTTTTGTTGAATTGGTAAATTATCTTTTATTTCAATATCATGATTTAAACTGTTTTTTACAGATTTAATATACCACTTTGCTTTGACGTATTTTCTTAGGAAGTAATATTTAGCTTTAAACATTTTAGAATTGAGTTTTGGTGGTTTTAATTTCTTCTTTTGTTTTTTGTGTTGATGAATAAGAGTTTGAGCCACAAAACTTATCAAACTCAGGATTTTGTTGAAACCCAATTTTAATCATTTTGTTTACAATTTCACCCCAAGATAAATCACCCATATAGACCATTTTATCTTTATCAATTGTTATATCTATTTTGGATAGATTTTCAAGGATATCATCAGGTAACTTTGAAAAATCACTTACAACCTCATAAGAATCATCTGATATCTTTGATAATCTCAAATGATATTCACCATCAGTAAATAATTTCATAAAAGCATCTAAATTGATGTTTTTTACTTTTGATACTTTATCTTTTATGAGAGATTCAATTTCTGGCTCTAAAATAACAGTTTCATTTTGTCTTTCAGAAACATTGAAATAATACCCATTGGGTAGCTCATTAGGTTGGATATCATTAATCCTTGATTCAAGTATCTTCAAGTCATTTTTAGATTCTTCAAGGTTTTTTTCAATAGAAGAAATTTGAAAAGAGTACCTCATAATCTCTTCTTCAATCTTAGTTCTTTTAGACTTCAGCTCATTGAGTTTATCTTCTTTCATTTTGGTAAAAGCTTCCAAAGTGCTATCATTAATATCATGATGTTCCATGATTGTATCATCAATAAATCCTTTTATATCCTCCTCCTCACCCACCATTTCTTCAATCTCTTTGGCAAACTCTTCATCTTCAAACCAGGAGTTCAAAAGGTCATTGAGATTGTCCATAGCATCATCAGAAATCTCATTGGGCACAATGAGTCTATCATCAAATAATGATGAAAGTTTCTCAATAGGTGTTGTGTATTCAACGGCTAAGTATAATGGTACAGTTTTTTCTTTCACTTTTTCAACTGATGTGAATTCTAACTCATTTATAACAGTTCTATTTCTATAACTTGTGAGTGACTGGTCTTCAATGATTTCTAGAAGTCTCTTCCTTTCTTCAAATGTGGTTTTAGTAGTATTTACTTCATCAAAATCAACTGTTCCATCATCATAAATTTTTAATTTAAAAACTAAATCATTGAAGGATAATCCAGAAAGGTATTTGCCTTCAATTGTAGCTTCTTTAGATATAAAATTCACATGACCTTTACCCCCCACAAATTCAATGAATTTGGTTTCAGTGTTGAATTGACCAGATACTTTTTGCTTTGGTTTCTTAGTTTTCATTATCAGTATTTTTTACAAAGGTAACAAATTTCAAACTTATCACAAATATTTTTATTAGAAATTTTAGAAATTTTAATATATAGACAAAAGATAAGAACAATTCTATGGCGATTAAACATAAGGTTTTGAAAGATTTTCAATTATTGACTGATGATAAGAAAATATTAATTCTCAAAGCAAAAACCCTTTTAGAAGACTACAAATTCAAAAACAAATCAGAAATTGTAACAGTTCCAGCTGAAGTAATAAGAAACAACCCAGATTATTTTGCTCACATTGATTGGAAAGAAGAGCTCCAATCCTATTTGAAAGTTAACAAGATACCTCAACCAGCTGTCATAACAAAAAAAATTCTACCTTTTATTGAAAATTTAATTGATGAGTTGGGCACAAAGACCAAAGAGGTAATTGTTGAGAGAGAGGTAATTGTTGAAAAACCAATAACAGTTGAAAAGGAAATTATTGTAGAAAAACAAGTACTTGTAGATAAACCAAAGAGTAAAGTAGATTCAGATATTGAATCAAGGTTGAAAAAGGTTGATATTTTACAAAGTAAACTTCAACAGGAAATTGATGAAGCCAATAATAAAGAAGCTGAATACATAGCTAAATTTTCTCAATTAGATTCCAAGGAAAAAAGTTTGAAAAAAAAAGAAGGTGATTTGGGTATGCAATCAAACCAGTTACAAATCAAGTCAGATGAGTTGTCTAAATTGGAAGACAAATTAAATGGAAAACTATCTGAATATAACAGTTTGATTTACAAAACTGACGTAATAAATTTATGTAATGAATTTCCCACTGATGTTCCAGAACATTTTAGGGGGTTCTTTGGTAATTCATTACAGTATGAACAATTGTCATCTTGGTACAGACATCAAATAGAATTACTTATCAGTAAGATAGATGAAAAAGATATTATGTAATCTTTTTCTTGAGGTCAGATAAGTCTTTTAGGTACATATCTTTTGGTTCAACTTTTTCCAAAGTTTCCAATTCTGATTTTTTTGTTGTGTAATCTTGTTTCAACTTATCAAACAATTCTTTGGTAAGTGACCAAATTGGCATTCTTAGTAGATAGTCATAAGAATCATCCATCTTATCAAGACCCATATTTTCAATACCTTTTATTATTTCAATTTTTGGTACATTTTTAATTTCTAATTTTCCATCAAGGATTGCTTTTATAAATCTACCTTTGTTTGACAGTATTTTCAGTTCAGACTTTAATTTGTCAATTAAAAAATCTTTCCTTTTGTGATAATATCTTAATCTGAAATCAACAAAATATTCTATGATATCAGAGTCCTTTTCAAATATCTTAAGTTTTCCAGTTTCATCTAGTGTAGTGAAAATCTCAGTTTCAGTCTCCTCAAGTTTTAAGATTTTAATTAACCTATCTTCATTTAATTGGGATAAACTTTCTCTTGTGAATTTTATGGTATAATCAATTGTATCTTTACAATTGTCCTCATAAGAAACGATTGTTTTATTTTCAACAAGTGTATCCAAAATATTTTCATACTTTTCAAATGTCATTGAAGGTGGTAATTCACTCACCTTTACTGTGGATGTATTCAATACTTGAACTTTACCTCTGATAAACCATTTCTTATGGTTTTCTGTATCTCTTATATAATCACCAAGAAAGAATTTATTGTAAGGTGAAAGTTGAGTTATTTTTTTACCTTTTAATAATGCCTCACAAGAATTAATTATTTGTAGAGGGTTTCTATTCAAAATATTTGATGAAAACCCTACTGCAATTCCAGAGGAACCATTTATTAATACAGTAGGCACAATTGGTAGAAAGTAATATGGTTCAATAGATTCACCTTCTTCTTCTTTATTTGTTAACAATTCAAAGTCTTTGTATAGAAGACCAAAGTTATTATTTAGTTTTGTTCCAATATATCTAGCAGCTGCTGGTTCTGGTGACCTAAGTGATCCAAACTGACCAATCTCTTCAAGAAGTGGTAAATTGTTTTTAAAACTCTGAGCCATAGTTATGATCGATGACTCCAAACTTGAGTTTCCATGATGATAAAATGCATCTGATGCGACTTTTCCTGCTAGCTGAAATACCTTTAGTGGTTTCTCAGTTCCACTTTTCCATATTTCATTAGAAATAAATATAATCTTCCTATGTGTTGGTTTGAAACCATCAATTACAGAAGGGATTGCTCTATTTTCAATAGTATATAAGGAGAAATCCTTATACTCTTGTGAGAGGAATTCTGATATAGTTTTTGAGGTTGTCATCATTTTCAATATATGGAGTTATTAAACAAAAGTTATCAGGGGATATATATAAACTGAAATTTTACCAAAATATGTCAATAGAGAAGAAATTCAGAAAACTTGATGATATCACCCACGTCTTACAAAGACCATCAATGTATATTGGTTCCATAAAACCACATACATCTAAAAAGTATATCTTAGTTGATGGTAAGATGTGCTCAACAGAACTAACCTATAATCCAGGTCTATTAAAGATATTTGATGAGATTATTACTAACTCTGTTGATGAACACAAAAGAGAAGGTTCCAAGTTAGATACTATTAAAGTAACCATAAGAGGTGGTAAGATTGAAGTTTGGGATAATGGTGGTATACCAGTAGTTAAACATAGAGAAGAAAATCAATGGATTCCTGAAATGATTTTCTCTAATCTAAAAGCAGGATCTAACTTTGATGATTCTGAAGGAAGAACTTGGGCAGGAACTAATGGTGTAGGATCGAGTCTTACAAATATTTTTTCTAAGGAGTTTACTATATCTACTTGTGATGGTAAGAATTCTTTCTTACAAGTCTTTTCAAATAATATGAGAGACAAGACTGAACCAACTATCAAAAGAAATAAAAACAACCATACTTGTATCACATTCACACCAGATTATGAGAAGTTTGGTTTGGAAGGATTAGATGAAGCAAATGCTGATTTGGTTAAGAAAAGAGTTTATGATATTGCTGGGTGTAACCCATCACTTAAAATTTATTTGAATGATGAATTAATTAATATAAAGTCTTTTGAAGACTACATTAAGTTTTACAGAGAAGATTATTTCTTTGAATCAAATAAAGATAAAACATGGTCATTGGGTGTTGCCCATTCACAAGATGGTTTCCATCAAATTTCATTTGCAAATACAACTGAAACATATGATGGTGGTAATCATGTTGATTATATTTTAAATCAAATTATATCTCAATTAAGAGAGTTTTTTCAAAAGAAACATAAAGTAGATGTTAAACCATCTGAACTTAAAAATCACATTCAGATATTCTTATGTTCAACAGTTATTAATCCTGGTTTTTCATCACAGACAAAGGAGAAACTTATTACAGAAGTAAAAGACTTTGGATTTACATTTGAAGTATCTGAAAAGTTAATCAAGTCGATCTTAAAATCAGAGATTGTTAATTCAGTTCTTGATTGGATTCAACAAAAGAAATCTGCTGATGAAAATAAATTAGCAAGAGAACTAAATAAAAACCTTTCAAAGATTAAGGTTGAGAAACTTATTGATGCTAAAGGTAAAGATAGGTGGAAGTGCTCACTAGCACTCTTTGAGGGTGATTCAGCTTCTTCAGCATTCAGAAAGTATAGAGATCCGCAGACACAAGGAGCTTTCTCATTGAGAGGTAAGTTCATAAATGCTATGGAGATCACCAACCAGAAGTTAGTTGGTAACAATGAAGTTGTGAATTTGATGGGTGCGATGGGATTGAAGTTGGGTCAGAAAGTTGTACCTGGAACATTGAGATATGGTAGAATATTACTTTACTGTGATGCTGATCATGATGGCTCATCAATAGTTGGGTTGTTACTGAATTTCCTTTTCAAATACTGGCCTGAGTTGTTTGAAAATCCAATGGTGTTTAAAGCTGAGACTCCAATTGTAGTTGTTAAGAATAATAAATCAAAGAAGAAATTGAATTTTTACACACAAGATGAGTTCAAACTATGGTGTGAAAAAAACCAACTCAAAGATTGGGAGATTGAGTATAAAAAGGGTCTTGGTGCTCTTGTAGATGATGAATACAAAGAGATAATAAACAACCCAAGACTTACTCAAATAACATCAGATGAGTTTTCTAAGAACTCATTGAACATTTGGTTTGGGAAAGATTCTGATTTAAGAAAAAGTGAATTATTAAATTGAAAAAGTTTGATTGGACTGATAAACATCAAAAATTATCCAATGACCCATCATTTGTAATCAAGTTTGAAGTTTTTTTGAAAAAACTGATAACCAAAGTTAGAAATCCTGATGAAAAATTTATCAAGGTAGATGAAATTATTTATCATTTCATAGAAAATTATATAATTCAAAAAAGAAAAAAAAATATTAATAAAATATTAAGAAAAAAAGATATTTAACTTTATTTGTCTTTCAAGGCCCATAAAAAAATCTCTTATTTCTTCATTTTTTACAACATAATACGAGGTTCTTGAGTACCAATCTACCCACATTTTCATAAAGTGTGGATGTTTTAAAGACTCATAAATCATTTTAAAAGTTGAATGACAATCATATAGATTCAAAAATTGAGTCAAGTTGTTAATGTAATCAAACTCTGAATTTTGAACAAATTTGAAAAATATTTCATCTTCAAGACACATTATATAATTTCTTACTATTTGTTCAATATCTTCTGAATGTATATGTTTCTCACATATTGTAAGTCTATCACAATAAAAAAAAGATTGTTCTAATTTGAGAAGATGATTTGTTAATTTCAACACCTTTCTCATTATTCTTCTGTCTAATGAGATATAATAACAACCATCTATTTTTTTTAGAATAGGGATTAGACCATGTTTTCTGAAATAGATTACATTATCACTTACAACCCAATTTTGGTTTTTTTCTGGAATAAAATCAAAGATATCCATACTCCCTTAATTCCTTTAAAAATCTAACTTTATCTTTGACCCTTGTATTTGGGTCTGAGCTATAGTCGAAGTTTCTTTTACCCTTTTTACCCCATTTTGTTTTGTGAGCTGTGTCATGTTTCCTTGTCCTAGTATCTCTCAAAATATAGATGTGTTGTAGACCAATCCCATCAATCCAGAGAGGTTTTTCTATTCTAATTCTGTTTATGTCGGTGAATCTATACCAATAAAAATTTGACCACCTTTTCATTCTTTTAAGGTGGTAACAATCTCTTTTATATCTCCTCCACATTCTATCCCTCATGGAAAAACAAAGATAAACATTTGTTGTATAACTACAAAATTAATTATATTTATATGGTATGTGATTTACTTATTGATGGGAACTATATTCTCAGCAAAATGGTTTTCACACTTCATAAGAATAATCTTTTATTTGGAGCATTACATAAAAGTTTAGAAACTGCTGTTAATAACTATAGAAAATGGTACCCCTTCGCAAACATTTATCTTGTCTCAGACTCAAAGGAAAAATCTTGGAGGAAGAAAATCAATACTAAATACAAGTCAAATAGGAAAAAAGACAATGATATTGATTGGGAATTTGTTTTTAATTGTTATAATGAATTCAAGCAATCAATAAAAACAAGGGGAATTAAAGTTTTAGAGGCTCCTAATATTGAGGGGGATGATTGGATTTCTTTTATTATTGAAAAATCAAATTTGAAGGGGAGATCCACAATAACTGTTACAAATGATCATGACATAAAGCAACTACTAAACTTTAACTCTGAGCCACCAGTGATTAATCTTATGTCAAATGAAATGCATTCTAGACAAAAGGTTTTTCTTCCAAGAAATTATCAGCTATTTTTATCCAACCTGAAGAGGACTATTGACAATGATATCTTCAATCTTAATGATAACAGTGATTTTATAAATCTTATTTCATCATTCACAGAAAGATGTGAAACTTTTGAGGTGGATTCAATGGAATCTTTGATGATTAAACTGATATCAGGTGATACTTCAGATAATATTTCATCAGCTTGGTCAATAATAAAAAATGGTAAGAAAAGAGGTATTGCTGAAAGAGGTGCAAAATCAATTTTTGATGAGTACATCACTCATTTTGGTGAACCAAGCTTGGATGATCCAGATTTGACTGAAAATATTGCAGATTTGATTTGTGAAAAGAAAAAACTATCCAAAACTTCAATTTATGATATAAAAATAAATATTGAGAACAATATGAAATTAATTGTACTCAAGACTGAAAACTTACCAGAGGATATTTTAATAAAGATGTCTAAGATTTATGATGAAGTATGATAACAAATAACCTTTTAGCAATATCAAACGTAATATTCAAAAATAAGGAGGATTGGTCTAAAGTTAGTAAAGAACAAAAAGACCAATTCTTTTTTATTTTTAATAGACTATTTGCAAAAAAACAACCAAACCTATCATTTTTATTGAATGATAAGATGGCTGATAAGGAATTATCAATGGATTTATGGTTTGAATTTATGAAAAACAAACCTTACCCTCAATGGTTTTGGTCCAAACCAAAACTGAAAAAATCAGATGATTCAGTAATTGACAAAGATTATGAACTTTTAATGAAACATTTTGATATAAAGAGAGATGAACTAAATTTTTTGATTAAACATCACAACCAAGAATTAATAGAAGAACTTAATTATTTAAAAAAACTCAGTAAATAAAATATGGAAACATTAGAAAAAAAATGGTACACTATCAAGGTACAAAGCAACAGAGAACGAAGTGTCTCTGATAAATTAAGATTAGAAATGGTCAGGGATTTCAATGAAGAAGTTAATGTTCTTATTCCAATGAAAACTATCTCTACCTTGAAATCAGGTAAAATAAAACAAAAAGAACAGATTATGTATCCTGGGTATATTTTTGTTGAAACTGCATCAGTTGATAAAGTGCTACACTTTGTTAAGGTTATCAATGGAATGAGTGGAGTATTAAAAGACTCACAGGGGAATCCAATTATCATGAGAAAGTCTGAAATAGATA